TCATCGCCTTTGTTGCATTGTCCCATTGGTTATTTCCGAGGTTTTCTTCTTTCCAAGTATTTTTTCTGTAAAAGGTAATAAAATTGCGAAGTATACTGGGAAAGGCGTCGCGCTGGAGGGGGTGGGTGAAAACAGCCTTATATAGAGGTTCGTCGTAATCGGTCAAATCGCGAAAATATATTATGATCGTGTTCTCCATGCCCGGTTCTTGTGGGAAAGAGTTTTCTGCGGGAAATAAATAGTTTATAAAGGTGTTGATACTTAGTTTAATATTATCAACTCCGTTGAGTTTCTTCGCGCCGAAACCACGATCGTCGTAAAAATCATGAAAAAAATCCATTAAAACTAATAAATTTCTAATTATTATTCCGCTCAGCCTACTCTTATAAGCGGGCACCTCGATGCGGCCGCGCTGCTCCCCCGGCTCTAGCGTCCGATGATATTGAACACGAGGTTGGGCGTACTTCGCTGCAGTTTCTACGGTTTCCCGGTTCGTAATCTTGAAGGCTGATGCAGAATGAGATACGTTCTGAATATTCTGCACCACATCTATATTCCTAACATCCACAAATTGCATAAAGTCCACACGCACTGGGTCGGGGCATCTTGTGTATTCTACGTTATCTGGTGCGAACGGTTCAAAAAAATTTTTGTATACAGATCTTTTAAAAATTTCTACCGCGCTGTCCGGATTTCCCACGCCCAAATTTAATTTATTTAAATAATGATATAACGCCACCCTGCAAAGGGCCCGTAAAATTAAAAACTTGTGATGTTTATGTTTGTCGGCGTCCTCAATGTTTAAATCAAAAAGAAACTCAGGGCGTGTTTCGGCACTCAGTGCGGGATTCCAGCTGTCGCGTCCCCCCGGGGGCGGCTCTACATGAGACGCGGAGGGCTCGGGGGGTGGTAACTCGTCCACCTCGTCCACTTCCCGCTCATTAATCTCCTGAAAAATAAATTTGAAAGCCTTATACCGTATTTGTTTTTCTGTGAAATGTAGGGGCTCCTGCTGGCCTTGGACCGCCTCGTCCAATAAAATTGTCGTCTGTGCTTGCGTCAGCCCCCGCCCATTCCCCGCCGCGTCCGCTATCCCATTGAAGTCTGTGAGTGCTGTATTAAGACGATCGTAGCGGCCCCGCTCCGTTCCCGGAATCCGAGGTAAGAGACCACCGCGACGGGGTGTGTCCGTGATGAATCCTCGATACACCGGCGGCGTCGCCCCGAACTTCATTTTCCGTAGGTATCCTTTGTTAAGTTTCTTCTGCCGCGGCGTTAGGTGGGGGTGGATCTCCGTTAAGAAACGTAGCAATTTCCTTTTTCCGTATTTTTTAATAAGTGACGATTCCATCTTTACCAAGTGACAATAAAATAAAACACGATATATGCATACGTATTTAATTTAACTGTTAAAATTATCGTAAATATTCAATTGTTCGTAGCGTCGTTATTATTAGTTTTTTATAAAATATATAATCTCGTCGTCAAACATCGCTCGAACTTATTTAGTTGTATTTAATGAAATCAATAGACCAAAGGCGGAAATACATATAAACCACTAATCTATATTCGAATTCGTTATATTTATATTAAAAGTATCCCCCAACCCCGCCAAATTCTCAATGTCACTCCTATCTATGGGCGAACCCCTCAACATATTCGCAAAAAAACCCAACGCATTCAAATCGGAATTTATATCAACCCCCATCGGCGCCATCTCAGGCACGTTCAAACCCATCGGTCTCGGCTCCGAACTACCTTCGTTTCGCCGCCTAAACTGCTCGTTAGAACTCACTAAATTATACCTACACGTAGGACACGTCGAATGCAATCTCAACCACTCCGTCAAAGCATTTTCCGAAAATATGTGGCCGCACCCATTTATCTTCAAAACCCTAGTATCTTCTTCAAATACGCTCCAAGATATAGGACATCGCGGCCTCCTCGCCCTATCACCCTCCTCGCCTTCCTGACTTTCTTCCATTTCTTGCGATTCTTGCGATTCTTGCGGTTCGTTATCGTGACTAGATTCAGTGTCGTCTCGCAACTCGGAATACACACCCGACGTGGTCGCTTCTCTTATCTGCGCTGGAGACATCCCGTTTTCAACGGCTTCGTCCGTGTTATTTCGCTCGTTCAACATTCTTGCAAAATTCAAAAATAACTCTAATGGATTTCCCTCAAAATTGCCTTGATTCAACGCGGCCTCTTCTATGTTTACTTCAACACGTCTCCTCGTCGGCGGCGTTTCCTCTTCTGTCGTGGGTGGAGGACTCCTCGAACGCACTCTGGTAGTTCTCGGTGGTTCGTTTGTTTCTTGTCGCTGTTCTTCCCGAACTCTTTCAGCCGCAGTTTGCTGTTCGGACGACTGAGCGGAGTTTGGTCTGGTTTGGTCTCTTCTCCTAAATCTCATATGGGTGTGGTGCGGGGTATTATTTCTTTCTGTGTGGGTTCTTGTGGGGCGATTGGCTAGTAAAGATACTTGGTTTGCTCTATTTATTAAAGAGTAGCTGTAGCGAGCGGCGGTTATGTTGAAATCCACTATTCTTCTGTTAGTATCCAAAATCCTTGATAAATTTCTGTTGAACACGTCAATTTCATCCTGCAGGGTATTTGGACTCGGCATTTAATTATTGGCATTATTATTATTAACAATTTTAAACCCGCATTTATCCAATATGCACCAAAAAAATATATATAGTATCAATAAAGAATGAAAGTTATATTTATCGTAGGCCCCCAAGGGAATAAATACATATCAACATACAACGACACCGTTAAAATAACACCCGCCAGACCCTGGCTCCATCAAATACCCCAAAAATTTAAAGTCAACGAAAACGGCAAAAAACAAAACACCAGAGACCACGTGAGAATAGATATAGCAACCGCATTCGCCACCAAATGGGTACTAGACGGAAAAACAAACCAACTCAAGAAAAAAGGAATCACGTTTCTCATCGTCCCCGCCAACAAAATAACCGCCACTCTCGTAAAAAGAAGCGACTTCGTTTTTCACCACTGGTTCGACAAACTCGTCAGACCTCCCATCAAAAGTCTATCCACAAAAACAATCCCCAACGGAAAATACCAAAGCATCATAAACGCAAACGCCCACAAAATGTTTCCACCCGTTAAATATCAACACCTCGTATACGATAAATGCGCCTATTACAAATTCTTCGAACAAAACGGCATTAACACCGCGCCCACTTTGTGCGTTTCGCGCAAAGATTACACCCTCCAAAAAAATAAAACTATCGACAAAATATGGAAAATATCAAAAATATGGAAGGAAATGTTCGGAAAACCCGTCCACGGAACAGACAGCGGAGACGTCGGGAGACCCTACGATTTCGGAACTCGCGACAGTATCGCCTCCTACATTAAAAGAGTCTTTAAAAGCAAAAACAAATACCCCGCCATCGTATTCCAAAAATTTATGACCGACTTCGAACTCAACTTTCCGCAAATACGCCTTTACTATCTCGGAGAAAAATACAAATACTCCGTAGTCGAATGGAAAACGCCTATTCCCAACGGAACGTCCAGACTATCAAGCCTATCGGACGCCTCTTCTCTTTACAAAGCTAAGCGTTTCGCAAGCAAAGTTCACGCCGCGATAAGGCCGTTCTTTAAAGGAATGCCTAAATATTTGACCCGAATCGACGTGGGTTGCTGCATGGAAGAAGGAAAAGTTAAGCTTAAAAATCTTTTCCTGAACGAAATAGAAATACTAGCAGGTTTGTATCTTTTTTATGACGGAGAACGGCGTCTAAATTTCGATTACGAAATGGCGAAACAAGCCGCTAAAGTTATTTTATTTAAATCGAAAAAAAATTAAAATATTGATTGTTTTTAACAACAACCAGTATGCTTAAGTTAATCAAAAAAATGCTTTCCTACATTGACAATTTATTCCTTCTAGGCCTTGCAGTTGGGATTTATATTTACTGGATCTGCATCTCCGTAAACTCTTATAAAGCCGAAGATTTCACGGGAGCGTGGGATTTTTTAGGAGAGAAAATAAATGCTCTCTCGAATGATGACAAGTTGAAAATCGAATACAAAAGACTCTCCAAATTAGGAGACAAGTCGAAACATTTCGACTTTATCCAGAAAAACTTACCTAAATTCCGCGAGGCCATCTTCGACTAAATAATATATTATATTTATCGACGACAAAACAATATTCCTTTTTGTTTCGCTCATTTACATTCTTATTTTAAATTTTTCTATATTTAACCACCCATGATATCTTCACTCACAAAACGGAACGTCGCCGTAGTTACAGGCGGAGCAGGAGGCGTTGGACAGGAAATCGCCAAGATTTTCAATCACCGAAGAATACCCGTAATAATCACCAGCAGAACCAAAGAAAAAGCTAAACTCGTCGCGGAAAAGTTACAAGCCAACAACATCGCAAACAGTCCCATTATAGGAATGGAACTCGACTTCAACTCCAAATATTCGATCCGAAAATTCTTTTACAATATTGAAAACAATAAATATAACCCCAAGTATCTTATCAATAACGCTGGCGCCCTTGTAACTTCCAACATTAACGACGTCCAACAAAAACACATAGATCTACTTTTCAACGCTAACACCATCGGACCCATCCAAATCACCAAAGAATTTTTGCCAAATATCATCAAACAAAAAGGCTCTGTTCTATTCAACTCCCCCCCATATATTATCGACGACAAAACAATATTCCTTTTACCTTACATGCAATCTAAACTCGCCCAAACAACTTTTATGAAATCTTTAGCCCATTCTATGCCACACGGTCCTCTCGTCGCCAGTTTTTGGACCGATTTTCCTCTCGAAACCGACGCCATAATAAAAAGGGGCATTGGAACTCGAGACCAATGCGTAGAAGCCAAAATAATGGGAACCACTGTAGAACATATGATCTGGAACTCCAAAAGAAACGACGTACACGGAAAAGAAATAGTGGATGCAGAGTTTTTGCCGAAAATAGGAATAGATCCCGCCTGGTTCAAAATATCTGAAGATCATACCGAAGATTTAACAACCCTTTTCCTATCACGCTTTAACAAAAAAGCGTCTTAAATTGTCTAATTAATATATTATACCTATAAAAATGACGATCGCTTTCTATTTTATATTAGCTTTTTCTCGCGCTTGGACCCCTATAGGATCTATCCACAACTTACCAGTATTATCAAAAACCACAATAGACAACAACGAATACGTCATATGGCAAAAAAAAGACAAATCTTTCGTCGTACAAGATAACATTTGCCAACACCGATTTGCACCTCTTTCAGAAGGAACCGTAATAGGCGACCTTATCGAATGCCCGTATCACGGCTGGATATACAACTCCGACGGAATATGCGTCCATATACCACAAGAAGTTCACACCAATTGCAAAAAATACGTAACTACCAGCTACAAAACGATGTGCACCTCCGACATATTGTGGGCCCAATTAAATCCCAGCGAAAATAACGCATCCCACATCACAAACGACAACATTCTACCGCACTGTGGAATACCGTACATCAGAGAAGTGCCCTACAGCTGGAACTTTTTGCTCGAAAATTTTTTCGATCCCGCTCACATACCTTTCGCTCACGCAAATTTACAAAGCGTCAAATCGGACGGGCGTCCTATACCGATGTCTCTCGAGCAATTTGATAAAAATTGTATTTCTATAGTGTTTAAGGATCAAGTTAGAGGAACTCCAAGAAGCGGAAAAATGGTGTATATTGCTCCATTTATATACAAACTATTCAAAAAAGACGAAGCAGATTCCGAATGGTTGGACGACTTAACGATATTATGCGTGCCTATCACAACTGGCAGAAGTCGCGTATTCGTATGCAACAAAAACAACAACGCCTCCCCAGAAGAAAGAATTAAAAGTCACGAAATGAGCTCCGCATTCTTCAACACCGACGACTACTTAGTCCACAAACAAGAGATTAACAAAGCTAAAACAAACCTCGAATACGCTACTCCAACGGAAAGCGATTTCGGCGTCATTATGATAAACAAATGGATCAACTATTATTTTCCAAAATGGAAATTCCAAAACTCTCCAGACGCAGAACTATCCAAAAAGGACGCCACCGACAATTATGAGAGACACATTAAAAATTGTAAAGATTGTAAAGGTTGTAAAGGTTGTTATGATACTGCTCAGAAACCCGTATCTTTTCCGAAAAGTACTGAGGAATAAAACTGTTTAAGCGCTTTTTATCTGCTTTTTAAACATCTTTTTAATAATTAAACAAAACCAATAAGAATTTAAACCAAAATAAAAATATACCATACCGTTCATATAGGCGGCGCATCCATTTATATCAGTTATAACAGAGTTCTCTTTGCATATTGAAAATACATCTATCTGTTGCATTTTATAATCCAAAAATATCAACTTTGCAAACACAAATAACCTATAATACATAAAAGTTACGGCAAATAAATACCCCACGGCATCTATTTTCGATAACCTATACAAATTTAGAAATATCGTAGATATCTCCATATCTATCATTGAATTCACCAGACCTACATCTCTAACTTCCTCCAACCCACTCCCCAATATCAACATCATCCCAGCTAACGCAAACAAATGATGCACTATATACACTGCACTCAACCCATTCATATCTACTATAAAATACGCAATTAGCGTTCTACACACATTCTTATACATCGTAGAAGCAAATTTATTTATAAACCACTTAGCTCCTATAACAAAAGAAAAAAATGACATATTGCACACCATTCTAAATCTCGTATCTTCTGTCGTCATTTGCAGTCTTTTACTAAAAACAGAATCTTCTTTATTATATTTAACTAGTTAATTCGCGCTCAATTCATTTATTTTTTCTTGCAACATTTAGAAAAACAGCACAATTTCGCCATAAATTTAGAGCAAAAAGAAAGGTCTCTCATATCTAATACGTCATCGCCGTTAAAATCCAACAACTTGCTATTTAACTTAACCTTACCCTTAGAAGCACCAACTATCAAATCGATAGCAGCTGGAATGCTCGTTTTTAATAAAGCCATACACTCTACTTTATCGTCTTCTTCCGCGAAATCTTCTACCAACGCTCTTAATACTTGCAACGTTAGCTGTTTGCACCTGGAACCAGGTATCTTTTGGTCGTTCTTAAAACTGCTCACTATTTCCATAATGACTTGTAAAATAGTCCAAATAGTATGTATTTCTACTATTGGTTTTCCGTTAGAATGTTTATCTATACTATGCTTTACGATGTGCAGAACTGGCAACGTGAGACTCCCAATATTGTTCTTAGACGCTATTTCCTTCAAAAAGGAAGTCTCAAACCCCGCGGTCCTTTCCAGCGATTCCGCCGCAATGCGAGCTTGATTTGATGCGGCGTCGCTAAGAGCATCCGAAATTTCTTTAACGGCTTTGTCATTATTGGCTTGGGTCACGTTTTTCGGAGAATCTTGTTGATTTTCTTGGGTTTCTTCTTGCATAGCTGTAAAACAATAGGTTATTAATACGGTATATTTATAAATTACGAATTAATACGAGTATTGTTGGTAAAAACTACCACATCTTCTAGTTCCCCAACGTATTTTTCAGCATTCTCGATAACCGGCTTGCCAACTCGTTTTTCGTTTGCCGACTGGAGATTATAACACTTCCTACAAAGCGCCTTGTAAGATTCTACACCCCCAATAAGCTTTTGAGAGCCGTGCGCAACCGTTCTATATGAAAAAATACCAGGCGTACCGTCTTTGCAATCCACGCAAACCGCGCTGAGTTTCGTGACTGAATCGCACAAAGGAATAAGGGCTAGCACTTGACCGAACTGATTTCTATCGGAATCGGCATCGAGGCCGAAGATGTAAGCGTCCGCCGAATTGATAGGTTTTTCTACGAGAGTCTTGACCCAAACGTATAAGTCCTTAAAAAATTGCGCCTCGTTGATGAGAATAATCTTGGCGCTTTCTATTTGCGCTTTGTGGGTGCTGTTGAGTTCCGATAGATTGTCGGAGCACTGTACGCAAGGTATCGTAACGTTTTCGTGGTTGTGAAGGTCGGTGGGTCCGTATCTTTTATCGGAAGAGTGGTTAATAACTACGATCGGTATGTTGCAGAGTTTATATCTTTTGTATATTTCTATGAGTCTGGTTGTTTTTCCGGCGTACATGGGTCCTATAATAATTTCCAATTTTCCCATATTATTACAAAGAAGATAAATGTCTATAAATGTCTATAAATGCGTGTAAATGCGTGTAAATACGTGTAAATACGTGTAAATGCGTGTAAATACGTGTAAATACGTGTAAATACGTGTAAATGCGTGTAAATATATACAAATATGTACAAGTACGTACAAATATGTACTTGTAAATATTTAAAAAATTGGTTAGTTAACATCAACAATGCTGGGAGGAATAATATACAAAAATACCAGTTGCCGGAAAGAAATTCGCGAATACACTAACTGCCTCGCCGAATACAGAGAATCTCCGTACGAACAAATTATATACTGCAAAGAATTACTAGAATCTCTGAACGAGTGCTTTGAGAAAAACAAAAAACGCTCTACTTGGTCTGAAAAGGCGGCAAAGGATTTTCAAAAGACTGTATCTGAAAATCAAAATCGGCAGGCTTCGTCCTATTCGAGTAAATCAAAAGATTTGCTAGCTCTTTCTTACTAATGGTTATTATACCACAATCTATATCGGCTATACCTAGACTTACGGCAAAATGTCCTGCCGTAAAGGGCTGAATAGCAACGGGAAACGTTATGCTTGAAAAATAAGAAACTTGAGGACATTGCGGCAAATAAGCTGGGCTAAATCGATCGATACTCAATGTTTTTTTATCAACAGTGTAGAAAAACGAAAAATACAACAACGAGGCGTGTATAGCCGCGGAATACTTGAACCATTCCTTAGGCTCAATGTTAGGTATTCCCAGTACAATTCTCAATAAGTTCATAAATTTACCCAACTTGCTATTGCGAAGCGAACCCTTGCTCAAATCCATCTTCTTGTAATCTACCTTGACGCGACCTATACCAATCCAGCGCTTTTTATCGAAATCTATAAGCGGCGTCGTAACCGCTATGCCATTCGCAACAAGCGGAGGAAGAACATCCTTGTAATAAACGAACAATTTCATAAAAAAATCGCTATTCGGCGCGATCTTCCACGTGCATTCATCCGAATTCTCCTTGTTAGCCGCGTGGTCCGATTCCAAAAATTTCATCTGGGGCGTAAAACTGTAATGCAACAAACGCTTCTTCTCCACTGGAATAACTATACTCCAATTCTTTTCGAAACGCGTGTGTTTATCTCTGCACATAAGCCTGGGCTCGCCCAAACTATACACGCCCTTGTTAGTTATTCTAATAGGGTGCGTTTCCATAGTTATACACAAACCTCCGCCGTATGTGGGGCAACCTTCCAATTCTGGGTTGCTTTTAGGGAAAGATTTGTACTTTGTGTACCTATTGTAGATTACGTGAAAATTATTTCTCCAAAAAACCAACCGAGCGTCCAATACGTGAGACGTCTCTACCGCTGGGATCATATCGTTTTTAACTTCAACGCGGCCATCGTCAAATACGGTAACGATGCAAATACCCGCGCCGTCCCATCTTAAATTCCAATCGCTATCCCACATCGTGCTGTTGTAAGGAGGTCCTCTGGGAGTTTTTGGCCTTTTTCCATCTGTATTCGCGGGTTGTGTAGCCCTGTACCACATTACGTATTCGCAGGAGCGTTTATTTTTTTTAATCAGGGAAATGCTGGGGTTATATTTGATGAGCCCCTTTTTTTTAGTTTTTGCTAGAGGTTTGAGATCTTTAGTATTCCAACCTTCTACGACGCTTACTCGGCTGGCTTTTCCGCCTTTAGGCAAGTTCAGGGTTGCCGGCATGTCTTTGTGAGGAATTGCCAAAAATTTCATTGTTATTTATTATTTACATACATTTTAATTACGCAACATCTCAATTAACTACCTTCTACCGAACCCGACAAGCACGGCTCACACGGTTCGGGAGAGCCGCACGGTGGGGGAGGTGAGCCGCACGGACTACCGCAACCGCCGGTTTGTTCGCAAACGCTCTCTAGAATACCCCACCCCAAGAAGTGGCCTATTAAAATGACAAAGGCAATAAAGCCGACGACCTCAGCGAATACTCTAAACCACTGTAAAGGGGTTTTGGGGGTATAGGCAGAAACGTTTTGTGGCATTCGAAACCCCATTTGTCTTCGCATGGCGTGGCCTTGGGGGCCGTATGGACTATGTTGCAAGAGAGGGGCGGAAGAACCAAATTTAGTATTCTTTTTAGGCATTGTTGTTGTTATTAATAATAATATTTATTTTTTTTTTGTGAGTTCTGCTATTTTCATTAATCTGATAGCTATTTGGGTTGGTAATTTATTTGTTATTTTGGGGTTTAGTTCGGCGAAGGTGCCGTAACCGTGCTCTATCTCGTTTACAAAGATTCCGTCCGATGGAGTTTTGCCAAAATCTATCCTAACCGTCAATAAATCGAATCCAAATTCAGTTTCCAATTCCTTTAAAATCTTCACACCTCTAACCTTTATTTCTTTAGGAACTGCTTTAGATAGTTTGAGAACCTCTCCCCAACCCGTGGTATAAATTGCGTATTGGAACTTTTTACCCACCCACACAGTTCTTATTTCTGGATACTCTTTCGTTGCGAATTTTGGCATATATCGTTGAACTAATATTTCCGGGTAATTTGCACGCTTCGCATCTTTAAAATAATCAGAAACATCACCCTTTTTAAAAGGAGGCGTAAATATCTGGAAACCTTTGGCTTCTCCCCCTAAAACAGGCTTAAAAATGGTTTTGGGCCACTTCTGCATCCTCTTTGTCAACGTGGCGATAGCGGGCCTTTTGGTTTTAACGCAGAACGTATCTGCAACTTTAAGTTTTGGCACTTCTTCGATCCACTTTATATAAGCGCACTTGTCGTGTATAAAATTCAAATAACGGGCAGGCGGATACAAATTCGGCAAAGATGTTATCCTTTTCACGTTTTTATCGTAGGCTTTCAGCGATAATTTTGATTTTTCTCCCCTCACGTGAATTTGCTCTTTGAGCATGTTAGTGAAATCTTCAAAACTAAACCAAACGATATCGCAAGATTTAGCGAGCTTTACGTTCAATTTGTGAGCGTTTAGAATTACAAATTTGTGCTCAGGCCACTTTTTCTTGAGAATTTTAAAAACCGCCAATTCTATCAAAACGGGACCCTTGCTTCCAGGAAATTCCTTATACTGTTTGTCAAACTTAGTCCGTACAATTATCCCTATTTTCATATCTTATTAACATTAACTAAGAAATAAAATATCTATGCCTATAATAAATGCCTCGTTCAGAAACACCCACGTCTAGAGACCCCAAACAAACCGCAATACGTTCATTCACCAAAAAAATACAAAAACTCTCCGAACCCAAAAAAAAACAATTCCTCGCGTGGCTCCTCGCAAACGTCAAAATCGACTTCTCCACCACCAAAAGAACAAGTGAGAAAATATCGGGGCTCACCCAATATCAAGACCCAGAGCGGTGCTTTCGCTACTCCAACGCCAGAAAAACAAAAAATTCAGCGATGTTCGGCGAAAAATACATATGGAAACCCGCAGGAACAGAAGCCGATTTCGAAGAAATTCTAAACTCACCCAAAATGCCCTGGACCCCCAGAAACACCACCCGAAGCGATATTTACGCAGAAAAAAAAGCCCTCCTCGATTTATTTCGCCTAATATTCAGAACCCAAAGAGAAGGCCTTTTCGTCAGCATAAGAAACAACAAAATAACCCACTGGATCCCCTTCTTTAAAACTAGATTCCAAAACAAAATCCTCGACAACCTCGACTTCTCAGAAATACCCGAACACAGAAAACCCAAATCCAAAAAAGATTGGCTCGTAGAATCGTGCAACGTAGTGTCCGACTACTACAGAACAGAACAAGGTATGGCCGAATACTACGACCTTTTCACGCAAGCCTGCCGGCAGGGAATAGAAAACTGCGACTTCTTCGTTAATATGAAGGGAACGCCCATAATTAAAGACCCTCACCGAGCCACACAAAATTACGGTATCCTGGTCCTCTCCCAAAATACCAGAAACGGATTCTCGGACCTATCCATCCCAAGCCCGAACGAATGGGCGCAACTTTCCAACAAAATATTCCCCTTCAACTGCAAACGAAGCAACAACGAATACACTACCGCTTGGAGCAAAAAAAAATCAGGCGCCGTATACAGAGGTTCTCTAAGCGGTTGCTACGCGACTTACAAAAAACCAGGGTTCAAATGGATTCGTCGAACGTCAAAAACCCACAATAAACCGTACTGGTTCAACACAACAACAAAACGAACAACTTGGTACGAACCTTCCGTATTGGAAGTTAAAGACGAATTTCCGTCATCCGCCAGCGGACAGATGGCTCGCGTAGAACTAGTGCAATTCTTAAAACAGTTCAGGGGTGCTAACGTAAACGCGGCTCTTCAAGGGAACGCCAAAGAGAAACCGCGGCTAAGGATTTACGGAAATAACAAAGTTAAGATGTGGCCCGTTAAACTCGGCAAAGACGACAAATTGAACGAAGCCGAATACGATATTTCAACTTGGGGGAGTTACACCACTATTTTGAAGCGTTCCGGGACGGTTAAGGAACAAGAAGAAATTATGGAAAAAATAGCAACCGGGCGCAGTGGTTGGTGGCCTGCGGGTGTCGTGAATAGTACAGGAGGTGGTATCGGAGATTTAGCGGGAGGGCCTGCGTATAAAAGGGCCGTGAAAACTTATTGGAATCTTACGCTTAATAAAAGCTTGTACGAAAAAGAAGTGAAAAAATACAAAAAAGACCAAAAAACGCCAAGAAGTCCTTCGTGTTCTTCCGAAACGAAAAATGCTCTCTGCCGTCTCAAAAAGACCATAGAAAAAATGGAAAAACAACTCGAAAAAGAAATAGCGGCGGGCGAAAAGGAAAGAAATTGGATACACGGTAAAGGGCAGACAATCTATCCCAGAAGATATGCAAAACCCGTGGGAGGAATGCTAAAACGCGAAGGTCTTAAGGGTCTTCAGAAATTTTGGAAACAAAACGGGGTTGGAACGCCCGAAGAAAGGAAACGTATAATGAATCTTGCGAAAATTAAGGGTGTAATGAGCGAAAAGCCTTTAAGTTTAAAAGAAGAATCGGAGTACAAATTTGTTATTGTATACAATGATATACCGGGTATCCGCGATTTTTATAAAAAGGCTCAAATGGGCTCCGTTCTCTTAATTTTCGAAGATATAGAAAAAAATAACCACTGGCTGTTCAACTATCTTAAACCCATGGTTCACTACATCCCAGTAACAACAAACAATTTCGAAAAAACATATAAATGGTGCCTTTATAACGAAAATAAAGACACCATCAAGACAATATCCCACAACATTAAAGATTTCGTAAAGAAAAATTTCACTAAAGATAACGCAATTCAGGATTTCATAAATTTAGCAGAACTCGGAAATATTCTAAATATTAACTAAAAAAAAAACATTTCATATAAATAACAAAAATATTAAAATGACAGGAAAAGATATGACTACGGAATACGATACATTCTTAAACACTAAAGGGATTTTAATATTTGCATTGTGGTTCGTTTTAGTTGCACTTAGCGCCTACCTTAGTTGGAGTACCGCGAAAAATTACGAATCAGGAGAAAAAGGTACCACCAAAGGATGCTACCCCGGCAATTTTAACGGATTCGGCCTAATAACTGATCCAACCGATCCCGATTCCGATGATTGTTACCCTGGAAGCGATATACAGTCTAAATTATTCGGATCGGGTTCAATGCACAACGATAGCGCCATGGCGATTCTTTATTACAATTTGATAGCCAAACCTACAACCGTAGAATGGGACGGAGATTGGGGACATTTTTGCTTAATAGGCTGGTGCGCTTTCTTTGTTGGAATGGCTTTAGTTGTTATGAATCTCGCGGCAAACTCCCGCAAAAAAGGGCCCATGCTTATGTGGTCTAGACTTACATGGATGGTTTGCTTACTACTAACACCGCTACTTGTCAAGTTAATACCTTGGCAATTAAAGTCCCCAGAAGTAGACGACGACGGAATTGTAGAAAAAATCGATTGGGATAGCTTGAAGTACGCCCCATTTTATTTGCAACCCAGATTCTGGTCATGGTTTGCGATGGCTGTCATCATGACCGTTACCATGTTCGCAATGTATAAATACAGAAAACAGGTAAAAACATCAATGCAAAGCAACGAGTCACAGTCGAAACTTCTCGAAAAAGTTATATCATCGGCGGTAAAGCCTTGAAATTTTGAACTCGGCTAAAATTACAAATAATCAACCCCGCAAACAAACGTAAATACATATCTAATTATAACTAAAAATCCATCGGAACAACGTTATTATCTTGTCTCTTTTCCCTGCGTCGCTTCATCGCAGAACGACGCGTCTTAACCCTGTGACAGCACACGCACAACGCTTGCAAATTACCTTCGCTGTCATCTCTAGAAACGCACCACTCCACTATGTGATCTATTTCGTATCCGCTCTCGTCAAAAGAACCGTCTCCGCCTCTCGCCCAAAAGGGGCACTCGTAAGTTAACGGATGGGTTCCTGGCTTGTTGGCGCACTTAAAATTCTGTCGAGCTGCAACGTTTTTTTTCTGCGCTTCTGTCAAAGTTCTTCTCGGGGATCTATCTTGACACGAGGGATACATTTATTAATAGGGTTATTTATAAACTCTCTATTGTTTTAATATCCTAAAACTATAGAGTTTTTATTTTATTTTATTTCAATTTTATTTCAATTTTATTTCAATTTTATTTCAATTTTATTTCAATTTTATTTCAATTTTATTTAATTAGAATACGCCAACCCCGCCATACCAGAGGCAATACGCAAGACATTATAGTTAATCGCATAAATATACAGATCATCAGACCAACATTTATCATCTGTACGTAGGCGTCCGTCAGTGTATCTATTACCTCTTGTCAAAGTAAGGTGGCAACTGTCGATTCTGCTAAAATTACACGTCCCCGAAGGTTGGTGCTCTTCTGGTCTCAACGCAAACGAATAAACATAAATATCTTGCTTGACTGGAACAGTGCTGTGAAACTGATAAGGCTGCTGAAGACGGAAGTATTCGCTGCATCGAGGATAAAAACGGTCGTGTCCGTTTATCTGAAGCTTTACATTGTAAACGTCTATTTGCCTATCCGTCTCGCCCATTGTGTTTTGAGCGATTGCCGACCCAGAAGACATTGCGATGGGTGTTGCGCTACCATTTGTCCCATCTTTTTCACAAACCCAAATTAGCTCTTTTACGGGATGGTTAAAATTCAGAGCAAATCTCTGGCTTGTTCCAGTAGGGGCGACGCCGAATCCCGAGGTGAAAGATTCTTTACCTCCGAACTGAACTTGATCTATAAGATACTCGTGCGACATCTGCGCAAAACGCTTTCGCTCGTCGCTATCTAAAAATATGTAATCTACCCACAAGGAAACATCATTCCACACATCCGTTGTGCCACCATCCGTTCCGAGAGGAAAACTAAAATTTAATTTAACTTCGTGGTACTGTAAAGCAATAAGCGGAAGCGCCAGACCCACGTTCTTATTGAACCAAAAAGACAACGGCACCAAAGCATAGGCAGGGCTTTCGGCGTCATTAATACTGGCAGTACCATAAGGTGCTGTACCAGAACTCGAGTTATTTCCCAGCATAGTCGTTAATCCTTCGTCTTTGTTACTGTTAGTAGTCAAATCGTCCCAAATATCGAGCCACCTGCCGTAATGTTTGTCTATTTTCTGGCCTCCTATTTCTACTTCTACGTCATCGATGTATGATATAAATCCGCGACTGGCACCGGCAGCACTTAATTTGTACTGAAGATACATTGCGCCTACGAGATCTCCGTTGCGAGAAATGACGCAAGAATTTTTATGTGGTGAGGTCGCGTCGACATTCTGGCTAAATTGTTGCTGAATGGATTCCATAGAGAAATTTGTGTGACGACGGTATACAACCTTAAAGTAAGTGATTTGGGGGTCACCTGTCAGATAAACGTCTTGAGCCCCGTGGGCAACTAATTGCATTAATCCTCCACCCATTTTATGTGTTTAGTTATTAATGGTGTATATTTTATTTTCTTTTATTGCGCCACAATTTTGCAAAAAAATAAAACGCCAAACATCCATTTTCAACACATTAACCAACACTTATCAATATCACCATTTCTACATATATTCCAGTATCCTCTTCTCCAGGTCTTCCGATATCTGCTTACCGTTGTCAAATACCAACTTAGAACACCCTGCCGCCAACTCCTCTTTCTGCCTCTCTATATACTCTTGAACGAATATCGAAGCAAAACGTTTTCTTGCTTCTTCCTTATCTCTATCATAACAGTAACTAGTGTACCACTCGCGCCACTCTTTTGCTTTAAGCCAATTGCTCCAATAAGCAGAGAGACACCTAAGTTTCAGTGTATTAAAACGGGCGTTAGTGATGTAACCGTTTGAAAGCATTTTGTTAGCGTTTTCCAAGTGCCACATAGGATTTAGTTCTTTATCGTATTCTATATAAGACCACCGCGAATCAAACGGTACATCGAAATTGGGACTGTATCCCCACCTTAAGGATGGAGTTTCCGGGATTAACTTTTTCCAAAGTTCGCTCTTTTGCAGGATTCTCGTAAAATCGTATTTAGTTATGTATTCTGGCATATTTACTTTACGGAATATTTAAACATCGCAAATTTAAACTTGCGCTCGACCGAACTTTACCCACCGAGAAAACACGCGGAACGGATTTGTCGTTTGGGTTAATCTTCTAGTTTAAGTTGCTTCTTAATAAAATCACAGTATCTCGATTCTTTTTCTATGAGAATTGCGTTTCTTTTGCACTTCAGAGCCGCCAACCCCAAACTACCGGAACCTCCAAAACAATCCAAGACTGTGTCATTTTCGTCTGATAAATGCACAATTATATTTTCCAATAGGTCAACGGGCTTTGGTGTGATATGCGTATCGTTACGCTTGGCCATATCGAAATTCCATACGCTATGGTGCGTTTTTTGATTGTTAAATTTGGGAACTATATCTTCGTACTCAAGACCTAGATGTTTTGTAATCGGTTTCATAGTTTCTCTAGTTGGGTAATTTTTACCTGTTTCTATGTTGCTGTACCACCCGGTCATTCCCCCCGTTTTACTTTTTATTTCTTTTGAAATTGTCATTTGAGAGACTTTTTTACTTTTTCGCGTCTGCTTCAAAAGTTCGGTGTTGTCAAAAGTGTAAAAAAGTATATATTCGCACATTTTTGTGAACATATGCGCCTCTTCTTTCACTACAAAACCGTCCAAATACCCCTTTTTGCTAGAACCCTCAAACCGTTTGTTCCACGTTATCATTTGTTTTAGCTTAAGTTTTGTATTTTTCTTAAAAGAAATCATAAGTTCCGCCATTGTCTCTATATCGTTGTGAAATATTAACATAGAACCACATCTTTTCAACTTAGTTTCCAACTTCATTACAACATTCGTCAGCCATTCTACGTAATTAGGAATTGTGTCCCACGTATCTTTACCTATATTATACGGAGGGTCTATACATACCAACTGAACAGAACCATTTTCAACTTCTTCTAATTTTTCCATACAATCTCCCTCTATAAGTTTCACTTTAGGTTCAATTTCATCCATTTATTATAATAAACCCCCTTATTTTTAAGCTCTTTTCTCCTACGAAAAAGACACAGAGTTGCGTAGCAATAAACCCACCAACCCGTAAAAATTTAGAAACATACTTCTTGCTTTCTAAAAACGAACCACTATACCCCTCAACTCATTCACCCACACATCTTCTATCAGAACGCGCTCGCCCAATATCATATTTCCTCTACGTATCATAGGAACCACATTCAGACCAGTAATACTGCACATTTCGTCGGATCGAGGACGGACGTGACCCATCTGAACATCCGTATCAAGAGGATGATTCTTGTCAACGCACCAGTCTTCCTCTGCCAGTTCGTGACCCGTCACGGGACATATTGTATGTCCGGCATCGTTAAATACAGGCCGATTAAATGCTTGGAAGTAATTTGATAGATATTCCTTGTGTCGGTCCAGCATATGTTCGATAGCCTCTCGGTGAGGACCCGGCGAAATTGCGCCCGCGCCGCCTCTAGTAAAACGAAGGTATGTTGCTAGATCTAGGTACGCACAAGCTAGGCAGAAAGGCGTAGAAGCGTCCTTGAGAGGAATAGCGCACTTCTTCTTAATATTTGTATCCCTTATTACGACCTCTTGTTGTCTAGCGAGGGCAATTTGGAATAGTCTGTTAGCTCTATTCTTATACACAACTGCGTCGTTTCCTGGCGTACTGTAAACAAATAGAGATATCTTACTTTCTAGATGGTTATTTTGAAAAGGAAGACTCGCCTTGGTTTCGGTGCCTGGTGGCATTACACTTAGATTCCTTGACGCGTCGCGAATTTGGAGACCGATAATTGGTTCTACCCACTCGAATTCTTCCTGTTTAGCAACTCCAACGGGCCGACTCGCGAGAGGCAATAAAGACATAAGCGATTTGTAGTGGGACGCCCACGGACCTTGTTCGAATTCTGTTACTGATGCGTTGAATGCGTCCATTATTTTACTTTGTTTTAGGTTGGCCCGTATTTTATAGTTAGCACCGCCTTGGTCTTTTTCTAGATATAAGGCGCTCTTTATTCTGAAGTTTAAACTTGGGCGTGCTTTTTCGATATATGCACTTCAAGCTGTTTCATACTCGTGAAAGTGTCTTTGTTACAATATTTACAAACCGCATTTTCCCTGGATAACTTTTTTGCCGTCTTTTTATCTTCTCTCGCTTTCTTTATTTTTAACGCCTCCCTTTTTTCCCGCTTCTTTACATTCTCTTCCGCGGCATTCTTGCATATTTCTCGGTACAACGTCATAAATACCCCTTGGTACATCGACAATAAATGCTCCTTGTGCTCCCAGTGCTCCACAAACTCAGAAAACGTATTGATCCGCTTTTCTCGAGCTCCTCCCAGATTTATTAACAGCACCCCGCCACTTCTGCAATAAGGGCACGCAAACTTCGAGCTTCTTTTGCGCATCTCATCGTAACACGATTTACAGATACCGTGACCGCAACCTAACAATTCAAATTGCGAGCCGTGCGGTTCCAAGCGCAAAGAGAAATAAGCCGTTTCGCTGCAAATATCGCACGTATTTTTGCCTGCTTTCACCTTTATTACTTTTAATACTTTTAATACTTTTTGGTTAGCCATGGTATATTTTAAAGATTACCTACCTTAAAAGTTGTTTAATCTTGTCAGTTCAGCAAATTTATTTTATTGAGAACATTATAGAATTCTTCAGGTCTGTTTTCTTGATTGGAAATAATTAACGGATGACGACCATCTGGTTTACTAGTGCTCGTTTTCGTCTTAAATTTATCTACATAAGCTATATTGAAATCTATTAATCCTA